TCACTCATCAAGAATGCCAGGATATGGCTGGAGAACTACACGGGTAAGGCTTACGGCACACGTTCGATAAAGCTGACCATTGAGATGACAGCAGGTGAATGGTACGATCTGCCAGGCCCTGTGCAGTCGGTTGATAGCATCACATCAGTAGAGTATGGCGATTGTCCTGCAAATACTTTGCTCGGCTCACAAATCCGCGTATATGCAGATGGCATCTATGCAATTTTCCTGACCTATGGTTTCACCACTATTCCGGAAGATGCAAAGAATGACATTCTGAGCATCACGGCCTACACTTATCAGAACAGAGGCATAGACTTGTCAAATGAAGGGGCGAACTTGGTAGACTTCCCAATGTTGGCAACACAATACCAGCGGAGGGTGCCGATATGAATCTGAAGTTGTCGGGTGTGCAGAAGATTATAAACCAACTTTCAAAGGTTGAGAATGAGATAAGTGCAGAGGTTGACGCTCAGCTTCAAGCATCTCTTAATAAGATGACGAAAGATGCGAAGCGCAGAGCGCCAAACAATTTTGGAGACCTTGCCAACAAAATAGGAAACAAAAAAGAGGATAAATTAAGATATAGCTTTTTTGCTGCAACTTTTTACGCTCCATTTGTAGAGTTTGGAACAAAGAAAAAGACAGATATACCAACTGAGCTACAGGCAGTAGCTGCTCAGTTTAAGGGTAAAAGAAGAGGTAATTTTGAGCAGTTTGTTGAGTCAATATACTTATGGGGTACCCATAAAAGAATCATCAAGAAGGGTGACAAGAACCACGCTTTGAATATCGCCAGGAAGATATACAAAGAGGGTATTGCACCACAGCCGTACCTTTGGCCTGCATTCGTGGCAGAGCGGAGTAAATTAGTGGCAAATATCAGGGCGGTAGTGAATAGAAAACGATGAAGAATCCGGGCAAATCATTAAGGCAGTTATACGCGTCAGCTCTTGCTAATCTCACATATGATGGCAAGAGCGTGACTGTTTATGATAGCTATCCAATTGAGACTACACCGGACCGATATGTGTACATCAATGCCATGACTTATACCCAAGTCGGCAATAACAATGCATTCATCTTTGATGGCTCTGTAACGCTTGACATTGTATGCAAGCAGTACAAGAAAATTGACTACGACACAGTGGATGGCATAGGTCAGGAAGTGCTGAATACTTTGCTGCCTTTTCCATACAGCCAGCAAGAGGATACAGACTTTCAATTTATGAATCCACAGCTGAGCAGCGTGAACTATTTGATAGAGCCTGATGGTTCATACTTCATTCTCCGGAAAATTGTAATTTTATCTCAAAGTATCATTCAAAAATAAAAAAACATGGCAGCAGGTATAGCTGGATCAGTCCAGAACATTGAAATAGATTTTGCACCTACGAGCACTTACAAAACGCTCGTTTGTTTGCGTACATCATCCGTGAATACAACTGTAACTGTCACTGAAGAGGAGACCAACTGCGGGAAGCTCACATCTATCGGGGAGCCTGGTTTTACCTTCTCCTTTGATGCTATCTGCGAGGTATCTCCCAGCGGCTCACAGGCAAGCTACGAGGACTGCCTCGGTGCTATCGTTAACAAGACAAAGGTGAAGGTTCGCTTCCAGAATCCCACTGTCACCGGTGCATCCATCGGAACGCTTTACTATCATGAGAGTGAGGCGTTTTTCACCGACCTGACACTCAACCAAGATGCAGCTGGTGGAGCATACATCAACTTCAGCGGCACTATCCAGTCTACTGGCACGCTCGATATCACTGCATAACATATAACAGTCCCCGGCACGCATCCCGCAGACCTGCGCACCATGCCGGGGCTTCTTAATTCTACACACACACCATGAACGGATACATGCAAGCCGACATTCTCGGCAAGAAGCGCGGCATTAAGTTCGGCACTATTGCGCTACGTCAAATCACATTATATAGTGAAAAGAACGGCAAAGCTCTTGGCGAAAGCTTAGATTTAGCCCTAATCCCCATTATAGTGTATTGGGGGCTTTTCAATAATTGCTACATAAAGCAGGAAGACCCTGACTTTACATTTGAGGATGTTGTTGAATATGTGGAGGATAACATGGATCAGGCTCAAGTATTTGGTGAGATTGTAAAGTGCCTATGGACTTCAAAGCTTGTTAGTGGGCAAGAATCATCTAATAGTAGCATAGTACCGGAGCAAAAAAAAAGTTCGACCTTTCGACAGAAGAAGGGTGGGACAAGTTAGAAGCGCACATCACCGGTGAGATAGGCTGCAGCAACTATGCAGCCATGACATTCAGGGAGGTCATGCTGGTCATTCAAGGTTACAGCGATAGGATGGTTCATGATTACAAAAACACAAGGCTCATCATGTACATGATGGCACGGATGTGGGGCGACCCAAAGAAAGCCCCTGCGACTCCTGAAGATTTGTGGAAATTACCAGGCGATGAACCGACAGGGCCATCTGAGGATGACATCGCCGAGATGTTTCGTAAATTGCGGTCAAAGGATAGTCAATGAGCGAACAACTCCAGATAAATATAGGTGCAGACACAAAAGCTCTGGAGACTGGGCTGCAAAGGGCAGTAGATGCTATTGACAATTTTGACAAAGAGGTTAAAGATGCTTCTGGCGAACTAAAGCAATTTGGCAAAGTAGCTGATCAGGTTGCTGTTTCGAGCACAAATATTGAATCTAAGTTAAAGCCTGCACAGGATGGCTTTACAGGTCTTGGAAAGTCAATAGACAACGCTGAAAGTAGATTAAAGAAATTACCCCAAACATCTGGGCAGGCTACCCTTGCCCTTGGTAACCTTGGCCGGATAGCATCTGATGCCCCTTTTGGATTTATTGCTATTTCCAACAACATTGAGCCACTGATACAATCTCTGCAAAGTCTTGGCAAAACATCTGGCGGAATTGGAGGTACACTCAAAGCTTTAGGTTCATCTTTGGTTGGCCCTGGTGGTTTATTGCTTGGCTTTTCACTTGTATCCTCTGCCATCACTGTGGCCGTTCAGAAGTACGGATCTCTGGGCAATGCCATCAATGCACTTTTTGGCTCACAGGATGAACTTGTAAAGCTGACAAGGGATGCAGCTGACTCTTATGCAAAATTCAACAAAGAGCTAAAGACTACAGCTGACATCCAAGGTCAGGCGGCGAGCAGTGTTCAGGGTGAGATATCAAAGGTCAAGACGCTTGCATCCATTGTAACAGATCAGACGAAGAGCTACAATGAGCGGAATAGTGCGCTGAAGGCTCTCCAAGAAATCAACAAAACATACTTCGGTGACATTGACGAGGAAGGTGTAAAGCTTGGCAAGCTGACCACAGCTGTTGAGGCATACACTCAAGCAACAATTCAGGCTGCAGTTACCAAAGGCTTTGAGTCAGAGATCGGCCGGGTGAGTGTTGAGCTTGATAAACAACAGAGGGTACTTGATAAACTTATACCAAGGCTTGGCCAAGCGGCAGCAGCACAGCGGGCACAATCTCAGGCTCTTCCTGGTCTTGCTCAGGCAGCCGAACAATCCCGGATCGGTTCTGCCGCCGCGGATGCCACCAATGCCTACATAGAGCAGAACCAGGTCGTTCAGGACTTGAGAAAGCAGCTTGTTGAACTTAATGCAGGCATCAACACGAGCATCAACAGATACAATGGTCTGATAGCACCAGCACAGGCCTCGGCTGAAGCACAGAAGAAAAAAGCAGATGCTGACAGTAAGGCAGCGGATAAATTGGAGAAGACCAATGCCGAACTGAAGCGACAAGAAGAATTAGAGCTTAAACGCATCGCACGTCTTGATGCACGGCTTGCCAATGCCGCGACATTAGTACCGGTTGTCGGCATTGGCTTCAAGATTGACGAAAAGAACCTGGCTGACAACTTTAACAGGCTGAAGGCGGCATATGATGATGGGCTGAAGCAGTTTAAGTCAATTGGTGATAGAATTATTGCAACCATCCCAAAATTGCCAACGGACTTCAAAATAATCCCGCCGCAGGCCTTCACTGACGCGGCTGCACAGGCTGAGCAATTGAGAACAAAACTGCAAGAGACTGTTGGCACAGTTATACAAGGATTTAACACGCTCATAGCCCCTGCAATAGACTCTGTCTTCAATTCCATACAGAATGGCACTTCAGTAATTGAAGGGCTTAAAACAAGCCTAAAAGGCCTCCTTATACAATTGGCGGCCAATGCTGCAAAGGCTTTGATATTGTCAGCTGCATTAAAGTTCATTCCTGGCGCCGGGGCTGTCACTACGGGCGGCCTATTCGGTGCTGGTGGTGGGTTGTCCAGTGGGATATTAGGCACGCTTCTGGGCGGCGGTGGTATCCCAAGATTGTCTGGAGCAGCTGCACCAACCTTCTCCGGCAATACTGCCTTCACGGGGGGTCTGCAGCTTGGCGGCCAAGTTGTATTCACTCAGCGAGGTGCTGACCTTGTAGGGGTTTTAAATTCATCTAACGCAAGAATAGGGAGGGTAGGATAATGGCGGCCACAAAGTTCATCATGGAATTCAATAATGCGCAGGGTGACTTGTGCAGGGTGCGCTTTTACTTTGAAGATTATGATGGTGCGCCAATTTACATAAATGGAGGTGCGCAGCCATTTGTATTGGCAGAGTTTAACACTGACGATGATCTTTTCAAACCGATGCGTGCGCAGCAGGCAACCATTCAGGTGCTTGCTTCTGCCGGTGGCTTGAAGCTTGAAAATTTTATCACAGACAATGACACTGACATAATCGTGACATTTGACTTTGCCAGCTTTTCAAACTACTGGCAGGGCTATCTTTCGCAGGAAGATATTGAAGAGACGTGGATAAGTACAAATCATATTCTCACTCTGCGAGCAGATGAAGGCTTTGGCCGGGCAAAGGAGACTGCTTTGAATGATGGCACAGGTGCAAATTTGGCAGGCACTCACGACTTTTTTAATCTTATCCAATATGCATTAACTGATGTTGTCGGGAACTTTTTTTATTCTCGCATCTATTCAAACCTTCTGCACACATCGATGTCGTCTTCAGCAAACCAGACCGGCATAGATCAATGTGTGGTAAATGTTCGCACATTTGAGAAGAACGTGGATGAATTTGAGGACGGCTACACAGTTGTCGAAAAGATTAACCGGGCTTGGAATCAGACAGTATTCCAATGGAATGGCTTGTGGATAATTTTAAGACTGCCTGAACACTTTACTGATGGCAATCTTGTTGGTTTTAATACCAACAGGCCGACTGTAGGCAATCGGCAGGCTGTCAACAAGAGGTATGATGTATTCGTGGGAGTGCAGGAAGATGTGAAGCCGATCACTCCTGAGATGCTAAAGACAGTCATAAAGCCAAGCAAGACTACGACCACCATCTTCAAATTTGAATACCCACCTGAGATACTTTGCAACCAGCTCTTCCAGGACGGCACACTAACAAGCGAGACGGCAACTGAAAAGGTATACACTATAAACGACTGGAACCGATATAAGACATCAAAGGAGGTGCCTGTCGCATCTACGGCAACATGGCAAAGAAGATACATCTTTGATGCCACCAATGAGATCTATGACAATTACCTTGACATGGATGTGGACCTTACTGCTTCATCCTGGATTCAGTCGTGTGATGTTGAACTGATGGCGGGCGATAAGCTTGATATAAGCTTTGAATTTAAGGTAGAAGGAAACTTCGGCGGTGACATACAATTTATGCAGGTGCTGTTTAAAAGAGATAGGTCACTGCAGTATCGTTACGGCCTTAATAATGATGGTGACTGGGTCCTTGCCACAACTGACTGGGACAGCGCCAATGTTCCTTTTTTGTCAACGCAGTTAGATCCATCGACATTAGCGAATGAATGGAATAGCTACAGCTATAAGTCTGCACCGGCTCCTTATGCAGGTATTTTTAGAGTCCTGCTGTACAAGCCTGCCACTGGTTCGCCGGCTCATCACTACAAGGACATAGAGATTACAATAAGGCCGCAGAAGAATGGTGGGTACGATCCTGCCATAACAGGAGATTACGACAGGTATACAATCGCCAGGACTGTCAAGAAGGCCAGTGAGATGCAGATATACTTGGATGATACAGATAGTGCCATGCAGAACGGGACTATCTTTGAATCCGATGGCATAACAAAGACAGGTGACCAATGGTTTAGAAGGAAGAATTTTAACGGAGATGTTGCAACTGATGAGCGGCTGACATTTAAGCGACATAATACGCTCTCCAGGTGGTTCATGAACAGGTCATACAAGACAAAGCTCGATGTAAATTTGTACGGGCTAAAATGGCAGGACTCAAGCAGCACATATTTCCCGATCGGACTGATCAATACCATTAGATTTGTAGACGATGACCCGGCAAAAATTTACGCCATTGTGAATTTGAAGCAGATTGACTTTATGAGTTGTACCTGGTCAGCTACTTTAATGGAAATTTATGATGTGACAGTTGACAGCAATGAACCAACCGAAAGTGATGTGTATAGTTTTGACTTTTACTATGAATAAATTTATATCATGGCCGATCCGGTAAAGGGTGAAAATGTGGTCTTTTATGCAAAGCTGGGCACAGCATATTACCCCTTTGCCTGTGCAAAAGATGTGACCATCACGCAAACCACTGACAAGATAGAGCTTGCACCATATACGACAGGTAAGTGGCGCAGCTATATCTACGGCCGGACATCTGGCACCATCACCGGCAGCGGTGTCATAAAGGTAGATGCAGGGGTAGGCAAATACAGCATCTTTGACCTACTTAATTTTCAGACGGATCATATCATTGTGCTGACAAGGTACAGCGTGACGGATCCGCAAGGTAATCAGAAGAGCTATGATGTGCCATGTCTGATAGATGAAGTCAGTGTGAGCGGCAGTGTTGGGCAGTTTGCGACATACAGCTTCACGCTGACCATGTCAGGAGACCCGTCATTTAACCAGACTCCTGTCAATGATGCGCTGACGGATGTGGACAGCTATGACTACACTGCCACGGGCGGTGAGTCAACCATCAGCAATGCAGTGCTCATTGGTGTAGATGTGCTGGATGTCAGGAGGAACGGCATCGGTCTGCAGGTTATAACAGTAGGCACACCGAATGGCAGCCAGTGCAAATTTGATGCTTCTACAGGGCAGATAGAATTTGGCATGAGTCTCGGAGCAGGTGAGTACATTTTAGTGATATACGTGAGCTGATGATAAATGTCAAGACATACATAGTACAGCAGGCAGGCTCATACGTTGACACTTCAGGCATTGTGGCGGCTGATGTCATGGTGGTTGACAGAAACGGCATAGGCGTAAAGCATACTGACCAATTTAACACTGCACCATCTAATCAAGACATCACAGAGTACCAATGGTATGCAGTTCGTCAGGTGGTTAGGCCTCCTGGTACTTCGCTCATTGAGATATCTGAGATACTGACGGGTAGTGACAGAACATATATTTTCAGAGTCGGTCTGACACCATCATCCGGGTATACCTTTACTTTCTATTTCGGGACCATTCTCGCCACTTATACATCTCAGGCAGGTGACACTGCCACGGACATACGCGATGCCCTTGTGACGGCTATAAATACGCAGACGTGGGGTGTGACCATCACAGCTACAGCACAGAGCACCAATGAGCTTGAGGTAGTGGTAGATGACATCACGACAACGCTGACAAATTTAGTGGGCAAGGAGAGATGGAAAAATGGGTATTATGTCACATTGAGCGGTGTGAATTACATTGTATTTGAGCAGCAAAGTGACACAGCTTACCCCTCGCTTGCTGCACTGGCAGCATCATATGACTATGATGACCTAAAGGCCATACCATCAGATATTCAAACATACTTAGAAGAGCCGCTGAGCATCATCAACTTTAGTGAGTCAGTGGCAGGCCAGGCTGACA